GAACGCACCTCCGAAATTCGGATCCATTGTTCCCTGAAAGCCCTGCATTTGCATACGCTGACACAAAGGCACAGGCTTGTTTTTTTTTTGATTCCGAAAGTCATCGAAATACATTCCAGAAGTAATAATAAAATCATATTCATCGAAACTTCGGGGATAGTACTCAATGCCCTTCTTCATCATCACGTTGTTGATTCTTCCAAACCACAAGTTCCACACTTCTTTGCCATGATGGGCAAGTTCAGTTAAGACGCTATCGATATTCACTCGTAAAGCTTCCAAAGGATCTAAATTACCATGAACCCAATTAAGGGTACGCATGATCTCATTTATATCCCTGGGAGCATACCAATGAGTACCGATTTTAACACACCTACGACGAAGATAATATAAATCTTTCTGAGCAACATACTCATCAAAATTCATAGTTTTATCCGCTGCAGTGTATTTAATGCCATACTCTAAAAGTTTAGCGGCAAACGTCTTCTGATTAAACCATGGTACTTGCGAAGAAACACCAATAACGTGATCATCCCCAAAATATTTTCCAAGACTATAATTAAAATACCTTGAAAATTTGAGGGAAATATCCGCATCATGTACTTGACCTATCATCAAAAACATAATGCGGGTTAGTAATGCATTCGCAAGAGAGTTGAACAAAGAAGTTAACAACACTCCCGAAAGCATACCTTTGTGAACCATATAAATAAGTCCTCTGCAAAGACGAAAACAACCAAATTGAGCATAAAAATTTACAGCTCTTCTGGTAGTATCTTCCTCGCAATAAGTCTCACCCATACGGTAATAGTTTTCAACAATGTCAAGCAAAGCGTAGAATATTTGAAAGGGAATAGTTTTATCCCAATGTTCATAATCACCAGCTATAATCTTGGCATTGTTGCGAAGGGCATGTTGAAACAACATACCCCATTGTTTAGAGTAAGAGTTAATACCTATAGAACTCTCACCGAAAACAGGATTACTGGTCACATGACCAATAAAAGACCCAAAGTCACGTTTAGCCAAAATCTGAACGTCCAATGGGCAATTAGTAAAAACTCTGGTTTTACCAAGATCAACCTTTTCCATAGGCCTCAACTCATCCTTCAATGTATCACAAGCAACTACTGGTAACAGAATACCACTAGCGTTAGAAGCACATCTAAGATCAAGTTGAGCCCGAAGAAAATCGCACGGAAAATCCGTACCATCAGATCTTTGGTCGAACCAGAATTTTTTACCTATAGCACTGCAACCGACAATTGTATACGGAAATCCAGGCGACGAACTCATATTCATCTTCTTAATGACAGAAGAATCTATACCATTTATAGATTCATCTTCAGTAAGAATACGAATATCATGTTTAAAAGGAGAATCATATGAACAAATAGCATTACTTAACGAACGTACTGCAAGAT